CTAAGTAGCCTTCAAGACAGAACGGTTCATGCAAGTCACCGATAACTAGAACATTTCTAGTCTCGGCTTCTCGCATTTTTTCTAGTGCCACAATTTCGTGTGGCTTTAATCTGTATCTGTTACTTTTTAGCAACGTCTGCAATTCCCTGACCTACAATTAGAGTTAAGATTGCATAGTACAAATCTTTTGCAGTAGCTTCATCTACTCCTAAGTAAGTAACTAAAGCAGGAACTACTACTGAACTGATTGCATACCAAAATTTCTTTGACTTTAACATCTGTCCGATAAGGTACTTCTGTAAAAAATTTTTCATGATTATTTATTTTTGATTATTAAATTAATATTTTCACCGCCTAAATTAACTATTTCTTTGATAACTAAGTCCATAGCTAAACGTGAGTTTTCAACAACGTCTTGTTGACGACCATTTCCTACTAGAATGCAGCCGCTTGTATCTTTAGCTGTGTTACCTCTATGAAATAATATCCAATCCCTATTAGGCACGTCCTGAACTAATAAATGCAAGTAATCTCTTGTTGCACTTTCTCTAGCTAGTCTAAGTCTTACTTTATATTGACCTTCAGGAATACAGCTTATGTTTCTTTCGTTATTTATATAAGGGTTTTCTAAGGTGTCACAAAAGCTTTCGCCATTGATAAACAACTTGCCGATAGTTGATTTATCTGTAAAGGTATCTCTTATGAGTAAAAGATTAACGCCCTTGACCTCTGTAGGTTTGTTTGTAAGCATTTTGTCCTTTTGAAGCGTTTTTAGAATGAACTCCTTTACGTTTCTTCCTATTACTTTTAATATGAGCAACACTAATCTTTCTTGCCATCTCTTTGCTTTTTGTGATACCACCATTTGTCTGCTGTATATATTATTGAAATTACTAATAAAAGTATCTTCAATAATGTTTCTAAATTTGTAAATGTTGTAACGCTAAGAATTGTTGCGTTTACTCCCACTACTTCTCCTACGTCCTGTATTACTTTTCTTATCGGCATTGTTCAAGTATGATTTTAATTTAATTATGTTTGATTGTTTTGTCTTGTAGTGCTTTCTCATTAATCAGAAGCGTTTAAAAAGTTTCTCAAAGTAAGCTTAGTTCCCTGCTGCATAGGTTTTTCTAAGTTCATTCCATTATAGTAAGCATTTCTATCAGGTGAAATATCTGCACCTGAGTTTGTATTGTATTCAGGAAAGCTGCCGACATTGTTAGTTATATACTTTATCATTCTTTCAGTAAAGTATTCGGCATTGTTCCTCACTTCTTCTCTAAGGTGTTGAGCTTCTTCTGTAGTTAAAGCTGTTCCTGTTTCTGAAGTCTTAGAATAGATGTTGCCATTTTCTGCTTTAAAGCGTAAATAAGGTATGCACATATGAAATGCCCAAGAAGGTAAACAGTCGCCTATATACTCATCTACTAAAGTCTTGTAAGCTCCTGCTAAAGTTCCTGCTGTAATTTCAGCTTCTAGCTTTTGGTACAAGTCAGTTCCAATCTTAGGCTCAATATAAATACGCTGTGCCTGTAACACATACGGTAACAAGATTTGTGGGTCTACATTTAAGTTAATTGCTGTGCTATCTTTTAGCTTCGCTTCTGATATAAATAATACGTATGCCATAGTTAGTTGTAATATCCGTTATTTTTCATTCTCATAGGTGGTATAGCTACTAGCTTATCGTTCTGTTCAGCTGTAAACCCTTCACTCCTAGCCTTAGTGTAGTTCACTAAAACATCATCATCTAAGTCATCTTTATAGTAAACACTATCAGCGTCTTTTAAGTCTGTTGAACGGTAGATTTGCCTTAACCAATAGTGTCGGCAATTAGGTCCGCCTTTGTACAAAAATAAATCATAAGAATTACCATTATGACCAAAGCCTGCATTTACTGAGTTGCTATTAGTACCCACTATATCTTTCTTTCTGTATATCTTCCCTGCTCCTACCATTTGTCTGCAAAAGCTTCTGCTAGTTCCTGAACGATTAGGCAAGAAATTGTCAGTAGCGTAAACATACCTTACTTTATAAAAAGCATTTCCTTCTCTGTTTAGTCCGTCTTGACTATCTCTAGCATTAGGGTTAGCTCTAATTGTTGAAGCAAAATCAAATTTTTCAAAAGCTATGTCGTTTAACTCTTTTTCAAAGTCAAAGTTTAAGTGTTCTCCATTTACCATTTCTTCATCTACAACTTCATAGCCTTCAGGAACATCTTCTCCATACTCAGCTATAAATTTTTCAAGTCCGCTTTCGTCCATTCCTAAGTGAGTACAAGCTCCTAAGTCTTCTCTTACTTCTACATTAGCAGCAGGTTTTAATCCAAGCTCCTCACGTATTTCGTCTTGCGTCATAACTGCTTTCAAGTCCTCAGATGTGAACTCAACTGTAATAGGTTTTAACTGTACAAAACTTACAGGCAAGTCTATATTGTTTACTGAAAATATAGTTTGTAAAGTGTTTAAGATGTGAAGCTGTAAAGGTTGAACCACAGTATTAAGATAAAAATTCGCTGCTGCGTTAAGTTCGTCTACATTTGAGCCAAGTCCTGTTTCAGACTTAATTCCCATAAGCATTGGAGAAGTTACTCTATGTCCTGTTAAGATGTTTTGAACTAATAGCTCTTGAAGTGCTAAGTATTGCTCAGAAGCATTAGAAACAGCTACAGGAGTTATCTCAGGCGTTCTTGTCTTATCGTCTGAGAACGTCAAAATAAACTTTCCTGAATTTCTTGCTCCTGTGAATTTATCAGTAAGGCTTTGTTCTATCTGAAATCTTTCCTCTTGTGTCGGTACTCCATTCGCGAAAGAAATAAAGTAGCTCCCTGAGAAGCCGTTCTCTATATTGTTTAAATGAAACTCTGCAACTCGTTGGTCTACTAAAGCCCAATTATTTGCAGCTATGTAATCAGGCGTATGGTAGCAATCCATATTAGGACTGTATGCACCTGTATAAAGTAATTGACTAGTAGCTGTTCTATCATTAGTATTAAACGCTGCTATCTCAGTTGCAGGGTTTTCTCTTTCATTAGCCCAATTAGAGCTTATATAATAAGTGTCAATTTGCCCTAAGTTGTTTGGTATTCCTGCCCTAACGCGTTCTACAGGGACGTGATAGACCTCAACTATTTTAGTTCTTTCTTGGTTCCAAATAATATGTATAGCATAAGCTCCCTGAAGTTTAAAATCAAAAGCTAATTTCTTAACTACTTGGTGTAAAGTTTCTTTACCGTTAGCGTGCCTAAAAAACTTCTTTAATTCTACATAAGCATCTAAGTCTGTATCTTTATCTTCACAGACTAAGTCCTCGCCACTTATCATCTCTGCTGTTGCGTTTATAATGGCGGCATGGGTGCTAGAATTATAGTAAAGGTCAATTAAGAACTGAGGGTAGAGGTTTCTCCATTCTTCCGTTCCGTACTCTATGTACTCTTTCCCCTGTACTTCCTGAATTATAGGTGCTGTTTGTGTTTCTAGGTTTATACTAAGTATGTTTTCCATTTTATAATTTTGATAAATAAGTATTTATGTTAGCAGTTAAAGCAGCACTTGTTGAAGTAAAAATTTGAACTTCTAATATAGTTCCATCAAAAAAGTCATTTGTGCTGTATGAACCCATATTATCGATTTTAACTGTTCCGCCTTTATTTACTTGTGCCGAAATAGAAGCTCCATTATAATAAGCATCAAAATTATTAGAGCTATCTCTTGTAATTACTATATAGCCATCTCCAAAATTCCCTGAAGCTAAAGTAAAATCAGCAGGTCCACCTGTTGGTCTAACTCTTATTTCATTAGTAGCTTGCATATTAATGAAAGCATTTGTACCGTCATCATCTCCTAACATAGTTCCTGTTCCACTTGAAAAATCTCCTCTTATTGCTATTGTCGCCTCACTACTTGCTGCTAAATTAATTTGATTAGAAGCTAAATTGTCATCAGTTCCATCAAAAGTCAGTACACCCCCACTATAAGCAGGTTGGTCTGAAGCAGTAGCTTGTGACAAATCATGCCCTTTGCCTGAGCTATCAGCCCAAGCCGAAACATCAGAACCGTTTAATGTAATTCCTGTTTGATTTTTATACCACGCTTCTAAACTTGTTTCATCAGAAGGTTGCCAAACGCTCTTTATTGTGTTTAAACTTAATGCTTGTTTAAGTGATAACATATCTTATGTAGTTACGCCTTCGTGGTAACCAATTCCAATTCCACTAGTCAAAGTGATTGCAGTCACGTTCATAAACAAAGTTGTTCCTGCAGGTAAAGTAGTTTGTAAAGCTGTTTCTCCTGTTGCGTCTGCTGCTGCTATTGAAGCTACAACACTTGCTACAGGAAAATAAACACAATACCAATCCTTAGAAGTTTGAGCTGCTGTTGTAAATACTTCTGTGCTACCGTTTTTACCTAGTTGCTCAGTTAATAATTGTTGTACATTTTCTATTGCCATTTTTTTTTATTTTATTGTCCGTAATATATATAATTTGTTTCTGTTGGTGCTTCTCTTTGTGTGTATTGAACTTGCTGCGTTCCATCTCTTTCAGATAGGTACATCTTCCCTTTTGTAACTAACCCCTGCACTACTCCCTTATTGTCAGCAGAAGGAGTTAAAATATCATCTTCATCTTTAGGTGCATAGCCACTACCAACTGTTACTGTTCCTATCCAACTAACCTCGTACACTTCGTACTTCCAATATCCTGCAGGAAACAACTTTATTGAACCTGTATAAATATTAGGTGAAACCGAGTAGGTTATATTAATATTAGTATATCTATCTTTAATAAGCTCAGTATTACCATAAGCATAATAAACAGACTTATCTAAGTCGTTAGTGAATTTTACTAAGTGCCTTATCTGAGTAGAAGCTATAGAAGTATCAATACGATTGTCCTCAGTTTGCACATATATGTTTATGGTTGCTAATGTTGTTGCTTGTATCATAGTTAGTTTGCCTAGTATATAATAGAAAAACTATCAATTTATTTGTATTCAGTTAATAATAAAAAGAAAAAGGAGTGCCTAAGCACCCCTAAATCAAGAATATATAAGAAAACTACTAATTAAGATGTAGTAGGGAAAGTTCCTGCTTCATTAACAAACCCACTTTGATCCCATGGAGTTGTAGTATAATCTTCTAAGAAAGCAAAAGGAATTGGCTCTAAGCCGTCAAATGTAAGAGTGTAACCGTTTCTGTCACCGAAAGCAGCACCACTATTCATAGTACCTGTGTTAAGTTCCATTCCGTTAGACATTCCCAATGCAATAAATACATTATGTCCGTTAGTCAATTGTTGGTTTAATTCTGCAAAAATTCTTACCTTACTTTTTCCTAAAAGCTTAATTTCGTTTTGGTCTTCTTTAGTAAGTTTATTTAGCATAATATTACAAGTAGGAGTGTAAAAAATCGTTCCGTTTTCTCTACTACCTGTAATTGTATCAGTAATTGAAGCTACACCAAGAGGCATAACATACTCATAAATAGTAGTAGCGTTCCAATCTATTGCGTCAATTTCTAATGGGTTTGACCCATCATAAGTATAAGATACATCTTCATCAAATACAGAAAAGAATATTTTTTTTACTCCTCCTGATATGCGATTGCAATCAAGTCCCCTACCTTTTGTTAGTGCTGTACAAGCCATTTTATTTTATGTTTTTAGGTTAAGGGAGTGAGTGCCTAAGCACCCACTTCCGTAAATTTATTTATTATGATTGTCTTACAATATCAGCTCCAACTCCTGTTTGAACACCACCTGAGTAACGAGCTACTAATCTCATGTTGTCTGAACCGTCAAGTGCAGCCATGTCCATCAAAGTAATTCTAGTCGCATCTGAAAGTAAATCAGTCCCGAAGTATAAGTTTGACTTCTCAGCTGCAATCATTTGGTTGTCTAACATTCCGTTACATACAGCGATTTTATATCCTTCAAATACAGGTTGGTAATCTCCGTTCATATTGTAAGCATTAACATATCCTAAAGTCGATACTGCTGAAATGTATAAAGCGTAAGTTTTAGGACTCATATAGATATGTAAATCTTCTTTTCTTAATGTAGCAGAAATATTAGATGCCATGCTTGCAGTTAATCCCTGTAAGTTAGCAATAATGTTAGCTGCTGTATAAGCACCTGAAGCTGCATCTTGTGTAACTGTTGCATCAGCATTAGTACCTGTTGGCATTAAGTAACCATTAGTATTTAAGAAACCTTGAAAATCTCCTGTTGCTCCTGCTCCATTCCAAATACTGTCCTCAGTTGCTTGAGCAATAATTTCACCCATGTAAGAAATTACATAGTCATTAAAGCTTGCAGGTGGTGGTGCGCCTGCTCCTGCTCTCATTTGTAACGCTTCCCATGAGTCTAAAAGTGTAGACTTACAAAGGTCTAAGTTGATTTGTAAGTTTCTTGGTTCTAAAACCTTTTCAGTAAGTGCTAAAGTACCTGCGTCAGTAAAGTCGCAAGTAGCGTCTTTAACCACTCCTGAACCTTCCATTCTTTGAATGTTAGATTTGAATTTGATGTTCTCTATAGTTGTTACGTAATCTAAAGAGTTTGCTTGTTTAAGTGCTGCTGAAATGTAAAATCCTGCCGCCTTCCCTGCAAAGTTGCTTGTTGTTGTAAAAGCCATTTTTTTATTTTTTTTAGTTTATATTATTTTATTTATTTAAGTCGTATAAGAATTTTTCTTTGCTTGACATCTTGCGGTAATCTGCTGCACTTACTGCATGACTTCTAGTAGAAGAAAATTTATTTACATTTAAAGGGTTGTCAGCAGGTTTTCTGCTTAACTTTGATTTTAAAGATTTGATTTTCTTGTTAAGTCTTGCAACTTTAGATGATTGAGCTTTAGATAAAGTAACTTCTTCAGCAACTTCTTCAGCTTTTTCTTGAATAATCTCAATTGCAACCTCAGCAGCTTTTGCAGCTAACTCAGGAGTAACCTCAGCAGGAGTAGCTTCATCAATTGCTGTTGCAATTTCTGCTACTGCTTCTTCAACTACTTCAACAACCTCAACAACAGTTTCTTCAACTGCCACCTCAACTGCTTCATCTTCTAATTCTTCATCTTCTTTCTTTTCTTCCTCATCTTCCATATCAACACTTTCTCCTATCTTGCTTTTTAAGTCAGCTACAGCATCTTCAAGGTTTTTAATTCTTTTCTCCATACCTTCCCAATCTTGTACGTCCGCTTCTTCTGCCAATTCTTCTTCAACTACTTCTTCAGTTTCTAAAATTTCAGCAACTACTCCGTCTTCGTCCACTCTAAAAGCTAAACCGCTTTCAGTTCTGTAACTTCCTACAGGCAATAATATTGTAGTTCCGTCCTCAGTCAGTACAGATATATCTGCTCCTGCTGTTAGTGTGTCTGCTTCAGATACAAAGATTGTACCATCTTCAGCTTTTTCTTGCCAAGCTAGTTTAATTGATTTGCTTAAACCTAGTGACACTAAAATTTGTTCCTTTAAATCCATGATTTTTTTGTTTTATTAGTGAGTATTAGTAATTATATAATAGATAAACTATTACTTTGTTTGATTTTCGTTTATTATTTCATTTAAAGCTGCTAAGATTTGTTGACTTGTAGGTTTTGTCTTTTGCATTTCCTGATATTTAGAAGTAAAGTACCCTTCAATTGACAGCCCTTTTATGTCGCCATCCTTAATCTTGTTCCAAAGCATCTCATTTTGTATCTTCATCTTCACCATCCAAGTCCCTTTTTTTAGGTCATAGCCATAAAGTGTAGACTTATCTCTTTTAGGGTCTTCTACAATCCAACTTTCTACAGTTAAAACTCCTGCAACTCTATCCTGATGCTGATATGTAGCTTTATGATGATTGTTGCTTTTTAAGAAATTATAGGCACATTGTTTAACTGTTTCCTTACTGAAATAAACGTAATAGTCACTATCTGTGTCAGCGTCATATCTATAGATATTTTTGTCAGGAATTAAAGCAGGAGCGATAAGCTCTCTTTTGTCCTTATCTACCTTAGCAAGAGTTAGATTGTTTTTTGCCTTACTCATGTATACCATGTTCTCCTCTATTGCAGGGTCTGAAACAAGCGATATACAGTCTATTGCAATTTCTTCATTATCTTCATTTATAACAAGTTCAACTATCTTAGTAGTTTTCATATCATAGTAATCTTTGTTGGCTTCTTCACATTCAGCTATAGTGTCGTATTCACAGCTTCCTGTCTTTCCCCATTTTACTTTTCCGTTTTCGCATTCTTCACAAGGCATAGTATATAATATATTTAATTAATTTTTATTTGATTTTAAATTGTAGCTCTCCTTCTAATATTGGCTAATTGATTTTGACTGTTTGTCATTTCATCTGTAACGACATAAGCTTTAAACGCTTCGGGTTCTGTTCCACCTGATAATTCAAAAGCTCCTGACATCATTTGAGGTGCAGGCCCATCTGTTGGTACTGTTGCTGTTGCTCCACCACCACCCCCACCTACTCCTACATCAGTCTGCATAATAGAGTTTATATTTGCCAATCCTGCTGCTACTGCCAATCCTGCTGCAATAGGTGCTAGTGCAAGCCCTGCAGGTGGTGGCACTCCCAATCCCTGATTATATGCTGCTACTGCACTTTGATACATATCAATCATAGCTAACGCTATTTTTACTTTCTTTTGTTTCTCCGCTAAAGCCGTTCTCTTTTTATTGTACTTTTCTTCAATATCTTCTGTATCTTTTCCGTTTGCTTCAGCTAACTTTATTTCTTTGTTATATTCTGCTTCTATTTGATTTCCCTGAGCTTCCAAACTACTTGTAATTATAGCTTGCATATCATTAAACATTCCTTGCCTTATAGCTTTCTTCTTTTCTGCTAGGTCTTCTTCAGCCGCAAGTTCTTTATCTCGTCTTTCTTGGTCTAAGTCTGCTTGTTCTTGTTGTTTCTCGTTCCACTCATTATTGATAGCTACCTTCTTATCAAATAAAGCTTCAGCATCTTCAGATTGTTTATTTTCCAATTCCTGTAACGCTATCTTCTCATTTTGTAAAGCAATCCAATTTTCGTCTGAAGCGTTTAAGTCGTATTGAATTTGAGCTTGTTTTAGTAGTGCTGCTACTCGGGCTTTTTCTGCTTTATGTAAACTTTCTGTTATACCTGTTAATTTTTCTAATGCTGTGTATTTATCGTCTATACTAGCAAACTCGTCAGCCAATATTCTCTCTTGTTCTGCTGCATCTCCTGCTAACTGAGCATTTAACAACCCAAATGTAACTGTTGCTTTAGCTGCTGCCTTATCTGCTGCTGTAATAGCTTTCGCTGCATTATAAGTGCTTTTTGCATATTTACTTATAACACCTGCTCCTTTTTTTAAAGTTTCTACAAGTTTATCTGCACTACCATCAACACCTGTAACCACATCAACCATTTCTTTCCCTGCTTCTTTCACGCTATCCCACGCTTCAGAAAATTCACCTTGTACTAAATGACTTATCGCTTTTCCTAAGTTACCGAAAGTATCAAGCAAACTATTAAACCTTTCTATAAGATTGTCTACAATAGCTTGTCCGAAATCTTTAAGACTTTGTACAGGGTCTTCAAATAAAGCTTTGAAATAACTTGTAACAGGTTCTATACTGCTTTCAATAAACTTAAATAAATCTGAAAACGCAACGCTTAGGAAATTCATAGCTGTACTAAAAGCGTCCAATACCTTTTGGTTCTTAGATAGGGTTTCAAAAAGTTTAGCAAATAATCCTGCAAGTAAAAGAAGGGGTGATGCTTTTAAAGCTGTACCTATTTTTTTTATTGTCTTCCCAAAAAAACCTAGCTCCCCTGTTGCTTTCTTTGTATCTTTAGCTACTTCTCCTATATTTGAGTTTACGTTTATATTTATTTCTTCATCTGCTGCTGCCATATCTTTATTTTTTAAAGTGCTACACTTGTTTTAATTTGAGTGAAAGTTATATTACTACACCACTCTATTGTTACATTCGCTGCTCCCCTTACATTCATAACAAAATCTGTACCTGAAATTGCACCTGTAGGTCGCCAAAGAGTTGTCGTTCCTGAAGATTTTATTTCATCTCGTTCTCTACTAATACTTAGTGTTCCGCTTTCGTTTATTATCACTCCCCTTTCTACCCAACTCCCATAATCCCCTAAATTACCTGTTGCTGTTCCACCTACTCTTACAGCTACTACGTCTGCATGAAAATACATTACAGCGTTTTCAGGAACGGCTAAGAGTTTATCAGTTGTATTGTTTAAGTAACTAGCAACCGTACTCCCTGCTGTAGTTTGTGTTCCGTATATTACCTGTATGCTTTGTCTTTCACCTAATAAGTCAGCAGCTACATTACCACCCAAGACTATTGAATTATCGGCTGTAGCTTCTCCTAAAGTTCCATAGACGTTTGCATTGTTTACTCCGTTTGCAATTTCGTTATTGTTTCCTACAACTATGTTATTTCTTGACATACCTTTTACAGTATTATTTTCGCCCATTACATAAGTGTTGTTAGTACCTGTTGCAGTTGTATTATTTGAACCCTGAATAAAGTTATTTTCGTTAATTGTGTTTACCTCTAAACTTGTGCTATATTGAAAAGCCTTACAAGTACCTGTTGCTTTGTTATAAGTATATCCGTAAGCTTCACATTGTGATTGGTTTGGTGTTATGTCACTCCTTCCATCAGTAAAGGTTACAATTCCTAAATTAGATGTAGATTTTGGTTTTACATCAAGCCCTGCTAAATATGGTATTGTTGCACTCATTATGGTATAAGTATAAATTCAACTGTTGCTAAGTCGTTTGGTTTGTAGTCTATTTTGTTTACTCTAAAAGTTCTGTTCTTGATAAATACTGTATCGTTAAATTTAAAAGCTGATATATCTGAAGGACTTAAATTTACTTTAATTGTCATAATCCTAGTATCAGGATTGTATAGTTCTGAGTAATAAGGCAACCAATACAAATTAAATAGATTATCGTTTACAGGGTTGTTAGAAGATGGTATTAACTGACATTCTCCAAAGTGAAAATCTCTAGTACCTGCTATTGTTGGCACGTCAGTCAAATGGCTAAATTGTAAAAACTCATCTTCTTGTGTATTTCCTGCAACTCCATTTTGTGTAGGAACACTATAAGTGCAACTTGTAAAATTTCCATCTGCATCTGATTTTATCCCATTGTCATACATTATTCGTGGACTATTTTCAAAAGCTGCATTAATGCCATCATCATTCCTAGCATAAACAGTAGGTATTATAAGGTCATTGTATAGTGGTTCTAAGGGTTTTATTACTGTAGCTGCAAAAGGTTCAGCAATTATTTCTTCTTCTCCTGCTAAAATTGTAAAGAATATTTCATTTTGTTTTTTACTTCCGTACAAATGATTAGTTGAATTTTTATAAACATTAAACGCATAATCGTCCTCATCTTCTACAAACTTAAAAATAGTATTTTTGTTTAAATCAGTCAAAGGCATAAGCTTCATTTCTGAAACGTCTATCTTGTCAGTCCAATCTAAAGGATCACTATCGTTATTTAAAAATACATCAGAATAAGGTTCTATCTTTATATTGCTAGGGTTATCTTCATCAGGCATAGTAACTAAGTTAAACATAGTCATAATTCCTTTTAAAAATTCCCATTGTCCCATTTCACTTCTTAATTGATTTAACAATACAGAAGTTTGAACTGCATTATTTGAAGACCAAAATATCATAGAACTTGGTGTTCCTGCGTTCATACTCATTTTTATCTTATTACCTGTTATAACTCTACTTTGAGCTTGTATGTATTCTCCTACTTGCATTACTGTACTTGCAGTACCACTCAATATCTTTGTGCTTCCTGCGGCAATAGAGTTGTTATCTTGAGCTAGTACCTGTAATACATTACCATATTGGTCAAATTTAGCTATCCTTACATTATTTGAATAGGTAGAAGAAGTAGCGGTACTATATAATCTAAGATAATAATGAAGTTCCACTTCTAAATTGTTTACAGGTGAAGTGTATGTGTAGTTGGTATTATTCCAATTAGCAGAACTCCCACCTGTGTTAAATCTTAATTTTGAAGCTGAATTGTATGAAGTTTCATTTATGAAATAATCACTTCCTTGTCCATCGTACCTATCAACATTTTCTCCTACTTCAGGTTGTGAGCCATTCTCATCATCACCCCAATTAAAGTCCATAAAAAGCTTACCAAAATCTGCTGAATCAAAGAACGCACTTTCATAGGTAAAATCTGTTGCTGCAAAAATCCTATCTATTAAATATTTTAGTTGTAAAAAAGGTCTAAAAGCAGTTTCTAATTTAGGCAAGACAGGTCCATTAGAATTTGTTGTGAATTGGTGTGTCCAATCAACAAAAGGGTATTTTAAAACAGCTGTAACTGAAGCACCTGTTGTTCCTGCAAATGAGCCAACAGGTAAAGGGTTAGTCAATCCTAATATGCCTTGCCAACTGTTCTTTATTTGTGTATAATTATAAGAGTGTTCTAACTCTGTAAACAATAACTCTGAAAAAGTCTTATCTTCTAATACATCAGCAAATGCAACAACTTCAGAATATAAGTTTACATTGTAACTTGTTTCTCCTGACTTGTCTGAAATATCAATCATTCGTAAATAACCTTCAAATAATAAAAAGCCATCTTGCTTTAAAATTGCTTTTGTTCTTTTATAAGGATTAAAATTAAGCCCTGTATCTGTTCTTGTAATTTCAAATATATTGTCGAAGATCTGATTGTTTCTTTTTGTAGCAGGTAAGTTGAACGCCTTTGAGTAAGACTGCACTTTCTCAGCTACATTTTTAAAGTCATCTACACTAAGACTTAGAGGTATATCTTCATCTTCATAAAGGTCGCATATAACTTGTCCGTCTTGTAAGTCTGTATAAATTGTAGTTGGAGTAATACCCTGCTCTGAAACAGTTATGTTACTGATAGCAATAAAGTCTGTAGTAGCATTGTAATAACTTATAACGATTGTGTCATTTGTACTTTGAGCAGTCCAAGTATGTGTAATTTGACTTTGATTTGCTGCGTGTAAAGGTTGTGTAATCATAGTCGTACCATTATAAGCACTTGTTATAACAAATCCTGTTCCTGTTGTAGATAAGTCTATTACTATTTCATAAGTCGTTCCTATAACTAAGTTAGAAAGTTTCTGATATACTCCTGAAACAGTTAATGTAGGAACTGACAATAAAGTTAAATTCCCTGAAAGTTCTGTTGGTATTGTAGGAGTTCCTGCTGATGTGCTTCTAAATCTATACCAAGTATTCACAACAGATGGTGCTGCATTAGTTAAACTGTCTAATATAGTATTTGAAGCGCTACTATCATAAGTTCCTGATGTATTCATTGTATTAAAGTTGATACCGTCAACAATAAAATCATTTGCAGTTGAAGTAATAGAGTTGTATTGCCCTTCATAACTCTGAGGATAAACTATTAATTGTACGCTCATTATACAGACTGTGTTCTTAGTGTTTTACTCTTTTCTACTTCAAAAGTGTATTGAATAAGTTTATCATTTGCTACTGTCTTCTTTACAAAGCTAGAAGTTGTAAGCCTTACAGGTTTTACATATTGATTAAGTGCTGAGAAACTAGCGTCTGTTTGATAGCCTTCTAAAATATAAACTTCAGGACTGTTTATTAATTCTTCAAACATATCATTTTCGCTTTCACTTACAAAGTCTGTGTTCATTGTAATTTTCTCAGTAGCGTTTACTCTAAAAGCTTTCTTGCCACCTTTGTAACTATCTACTCTGTAAGCTGCTTCGTTCCAAGTTCCTGCAAGTTGTTCGTATGTAGATCCTTTAGTTGATATGCTTCTTATTGACTTCTGTGTGAAAGTATAGTAATCCCACGCACCCCACTGATTAAGCCAACAAAGTCTTATGCTTTCATATCCTTTTAAGTTAGCACAATTGACATTAATAGTGTATTGTTTTGTTATCCTATTACCGCTATTATCAAAAGCTTGTACAACTATTGAGCCACCCTGAATTGTTCCTGCTGAAACTAACGCTTGAAAAGTTCCACTCCAATTTTGTAAGTTAGCAGGATAGCAACCAAAGTATAAAAATCTTTCTGCTATATACGAACTGAAATTAGTATAAGCTCCATTAGTCCAAGTCTTAGTTATACTTTCGTTTCCTAAAGGACTTCCTGTGCTATCATTGTAAGTAAATTTAATGTAATCTAAATTATCGTTAGGTGATAAAAAAGCAAGTGTTCCGTAATCTTCTAAGTTAGCATACTGAGTAGCAGGTGCGTTAGTTAAGAAGCTGTCTGTTTGTGAAGATAGGTTAAAGCTACTTAAACTAAAACCAAAGTCATTGTTGAATATAGAAAGTTTGTCGCTATATTTTAAGTACCCATTAAACAGTTGATAGTCTACCGAGTTAGTAGGACTTACTATCTGAACATCACCATTTGCGTCTGTGTATTGTGTTTTAAACTGAATAGTTAGCCATCTAGCAGCTTTTTTATTTCTTGAATACTTGTCTATTAAGTGTAAAGGGTGCGGTGTGTCATCACTTGTGACTATAGTTTTATACTTACTTTGATTGAAAGCCATATTATCTGCACTAACATAATTCTCTACTACTTGCTTGAAATCAAATATTCCTACTCCTGCATTGTTAGGTGTTGTTTTAAATGTAGCTGTTGGTACTGAAGATGAAGATATTACTGTAGGAGTATTATCGCTTATATAAACATCAGCAAGAAATCTTACTTGTAACTGACTTGCTACTACTGTATTATTTGACACTACAAAGATAACTTCTTGACCTACAGGAAGTTGAGTGTATAAAGGTTTTTGTTCTATTTGTGTTGCCATTGTTTTATTTTATACTATTTAATATATCTTCTTTTATTGCTTTTCCAAACTTGTCCCCAAACTCTTTCATTCCTAGCATTAAAGGTTTCTGAAAGAAGCTAATGCCCTGTATTCCTCTAACTTTAATCTTGTGACTTATATATATGGCTAATCCTGAAATATATTGCCCTGTATTTTTCGACCTACCCTTCTTCATTCCATGTCCTTTTATTCCTTTTCTTTTTACCCACTTAGATAAAATGTCAATAGGCGGTCCTTTTGTTGTATACTTGAAAGGGCTTGTTTGTGTTTTACCTTTGTAATCTTGAAAGCTTCTTTTTACTTTATTCCCTGAAACCCCTTTATCTACATACTTACCATAAGCAGCCATCTTAAACCTAACTGTTACTGTACCGCCCTTTCTTATAACAAAGAAATCAATTGAGTTTTCCAATGCTCCGCCCTTACCTGCTGCTGACAAGTTTCCTTTAGCTTGATTGATTACTTGACTACCAAAGCTATTAAGGTATCTTTCAAGTGAGGGGATATTCATTATACTAGAGCTGCAAACACTTCTACCTGAACATCAGTTGTAGCTGAAGGTCTTACCTCTACTGTAACTAAATCTTCTAGTGTAGGGAAAGCAGGACTTGCGTCTTCTTCACCAATCAATGCTTCTTCAGCTTGGAATAAGATATGTGAACCACCTGCTCTTACTGTTACCTGATAATTAGTTGCTGCTGTTACAAAAGCTACTTTCATATCTTGGTCATCACTCAAGTTAGTTACTCTAAGATATTTACAGTTCTCTACATCTAAAGCGCCGTCTGCACCATAAGGTGTTGAATTGAATACTGCTACTGTTGTAGTCTGTGAGTGAGTACAAGTTAAAATTCTTTCAAATACATCTACTATGTCTGTAGTTGTTAAAGTATTTGTAGAACCTCTGACTGAGCCGTTTAATACGACATTCTCTGTAATTGTTGTTGTTAAATCTGCTGCCATAATTTTATTGTTATAATTTTATTGTTATTTTAAATTTCTTCCACCCTATTTGAACTATTAGTCTTCCTATCCTAAACTTGAACATTAATATCCTGCACCTCTTGTACTAACAGGAATATTACAAGTTTGAAAATCGTTTTGAACTAATACGCCTATATTAAATACATAGCCACAGCATAAGTTATCAAAGCGTTCTTGAAACGGCTCAATTGTAAATTGGTCTTGTGTAAAATAGATAGGTTCGTTAATATCATCAACTCCTTCTATTGATTGTCTTGAACTGTGTCTAAGCATACCGATTATGTCTGTACATATATGCAAAGTCTGATTGAATACTTCCTGTTCGTTATTCTCTGTGTTTACAAGCTTAGTTAAGGCTTCGTGCTGTTTCGTTTGCCAATCTGATTTTTCAGAAACCATATCACAAATAAACACTTGAAAGTTATATGTCAATTGACTATCACCTGTTAAAACTGATGTAGGGTTTATGTGCATTAAAGGGAACTTCTCCATCTTCTCAAGATTGAGGTCGTAAACATCACCTACTGAAGTCGTACTAATTTGTTCGTGATACTCACCTAACCTTAGTAAAGTGTTTACTACGTTATTATATGTTTTATTGTTCACCATTTCTTTGTACTTTGTTTTGTGAGTTTAAGTCTGTTTCATAACTTAACCAAGTTAAGCACTCTAACAATCCTAAATTCGTTATTCTTTCTAAGTTTACTATCTCACCATTTGTCAATCTATACATAACCCCGAACCAACCCCATTTCTCTGCAAAGCTTTCAGTTGCTATTGCGTCTTCATTTCCTTCAGCACTTCCGTCAAACACGATTGCAAAGTCTTTGATAATTCTGTCACGAAAGCGTAAAAAAAAACCAATGCACTTTGCACTTGTTCTGCTGACATCTTTTTCATTTCTTCTGCCCTGAGCCGTATATTACCATCATAAGCGTCAATAATATATATGTCATTCTTCTTTTCTTTTATCGGTCTAAAAAGCACACTCATCAATTCAGGCAAATGCTTTTCAATTCCGTTCTTAATAAATGTTTCTATGTCGGCATACTCACCCAATGTAATGCTGTCTAAATCAGGGTGAAAGCCGTACTCAATTCCTTCTATTTCAATTATCCTTTTTAAAGAACTGTTTTGTTTATTCTGTAACTCAGCTAGCTTACTCATTATTAAAGCTACATCTTTTAAAGCCAACTCCTTTATCAACTTCTTAGGAATGTCAGATAACATAGCTATTGTTTCTTCTGCTTCTTTTGTCTTGCTACCACTCTGAAACTCAATAAGTTTAAGCCACTTCTCCAATGTTACATCTTCCCAACTGCTGATTAACTTGAACTTCTTTTCTTTTCCTTCCTTCTTGATTTTTACTTTCATCTAATATATAATAGAAATTAATGTTATTTAGTTTAAAATGTTATCTTTGCTCTGTTTTCATAGACTTGTGGGGTTAGCGGCTTAGGTCGCTTTCTCTTTTTATTGCACATAATACTTTCCTGCGTTAGGGTTGTCTAAGTGATAAATAACATTGTACCTAACACCATCTATTGCGTGGTTGTAAGCATCTACGTAAAGCTTTGAACCCTTATCTGCAAATACATAATTGTTCAACTCTTTAGCTATGTTCGTACTCTCAGGTGTTATGATAAGCTCATAGTCTTGCATACGAGTTATTCCACTTTCAATAGTTCCTTTTTTTACAGGTTTTATGTTTACTCCCAAATGTCTAAGGTCAGCTATTAGTCTTGGCTCTGCACTATCTGCTATGATAAGTTTGCCGCCTACTTTGTCTAATATAATCTTAGCCAACTCATTTGACTTCAAGCCGTTCCTGTAGATATGCTCTTTTAAATATATCTTATGTTTCTTCTTATCAATAGCCACTTCCGTAAGACTATCAGGATCTACTGAGAAACCAAAGTCCATACCGCAAGAAGTTTGTAAACCATCAGGATTGAACTCGCCTATGC